TTTCACTAAATGATATAGAATAAATACATATTTAGTGAAAAGAGGTTATTTATGAAAGCAGTTGTTTATGAAAATGAAAATGGAGGAGAAGTTGTATTAAGTTACGAACGTTACGGTATTGAAAATATAATAAAAATCCCTTTTATTAACAATGATAAAGGGGTTGAAATACAAACAACAAGAGAATTTCTGTATGACATTACAGGAATTCTAAATCAAATTTAAATTTCGGAGATAAGAATATGGCATCATTATTTAATTTTTTCAAAAATGCTGGCAAACAAGTTGGTGAAGACGCTGGTGTAGGTGCAGTAAAATTGACTGCTGCTATTTTAGGCGATGATCGTACTGCAGAAATTGCTGTTAAGCAAAAGCAAGATGCATATGATGAAAAATGTCGTATGTTAAATGAAGCAAAAGTTTCATTTAAAGAAGAATGGGCACAATATGAAGCAGAAGAAGCAATTCATTCTCGCTTCTTAAATGAACTTGAAGCAATTGCTGCTTTATTAGACAATCCTGAAGGTCAAAATGTTGATGAACTCAACAAAGACTTTACCTTCTTGGAAGGAAAATTGACTGCCCATCAAGCAAAATATGACAAAGAAAAAACTGAAGCAGAAGAAGCAAAAGCATGGTTGGATGAACTTCAATCATATGTTACTGCTGAAGGTCAAGCATTGGTTGAATTACGTGATACAATTAATGACCAAAAACGTGCTAACAAACAAGCAGAATTGGATTTGGAACGTGAACAGCGTAAATTGAAACAAGCAGAAGTACTTGCTGGTTTGAATTCTGCTACTGACAAATACAGCATTGCAATTGACTCATTGTCAGCAAAAACAAAGAAAACTCAAGAAGCAACTGAACTTGCTAAAATCAAAACTGAGGGTTTGAAAAGAACTCCAATTGATGATGGTTCATCTGTTTTGGGTAAATATACACAGTCAGCAACAGTTCCTGTGTCAACATTATCAGCACGTGAAAGACTTGCTGCACTTCAAGGAAAATAATCATGAATAACAGGGAAGTATTAATCGAAGTAGACCAGAATTTTAATAATTCATCAGAAAAATTGCTAAAACCTGGTCAAAAACCTGGTCAAAAACCTAAACTAAAAAAGATAACTGAGCAAATTCCACAAAGTGAACCTCAGTTTCTTTCAGAAGTTACGGTTCCAAAGTAAAAATAGAGGGGAAGTAATTCCCCTCCTTTATAGGAAAATAAGATGAAAGTAAAGATAATTTTAAGTTTTATAGCATTTATTATTTGGTCATTTGTTGAATCCAGTTTAAATTCTGGTTTGATATTGGCATCAGGGAAATTGGCAGGGTTGCAGTTTGAAAATAGTGATGCTGCTTATGCAGTATCTCAAGTTGGTGGAAATGGTTTAGGATATGTTGATTTTGGTTTTGCTGCTTTAACATATTTTGATTTGATTGCTACCGGAATATTTCTTTTTACTTTATTGGGTGTGTGGATGACAAATATAAAAGGTTGGTTAGAAAGCATTGGAAAACTTTGCTTGATTGGTTTAGTAGTTGCTTCAATAGTTCCTCAAGATGCTAACGCTTTCTATGAGTCAACTGATCGTGCAGAAGCGTACACAATTCTGCCCAATCAGACAGCAATATGGATTCCAGATGTTGGAGATAATAAAACATCTCAAACTCAAATGAACTCTATTGATTATTACAATGCAAACAAAGTTGCTGCTCGTCGATTTGTTGTACCTCATCACAAGTTTCAAAACTCTGGTGGATGGATGGGTTTTGATGCATATGTTCCTGATGGTCGTTTGATTATTGTTGATCGTACTCAATACTCTCGTGAGTGGGTTGCTGCTAATCATCGTGGTACTTCTGATAAAGATCAATCAATTCCTTGTCAAACAAAAGAAGGTATTAATGTTTCAGTTGGTGTTTCAGTTGGTGCAGAAGTTGAAGAAGCAAATGCATCAAAATTTCTCTATCATTTTGGAGTGATTGCTCCTGAAGGAGCAATCACTGATAAAGCAACCATATTTACTTCTGTCTATCATTCAAGAAGTGTTGCTGATGTTATGGACAATTCAATTCGTCCGCAAATTCAGACTTTAATTTGCGATGAAATATCACAACGAACTTTTGATGATGTTAATGCTCAGGCCTTCAAATTTAAAGAAGACGCTAAAGTTAAAATTGAAAAATATATGAGTGATTTTGGTTTGACTTTGATGTTCTTTGGATGGGCTGATACTTTCACTTTTGAAGATACAATTCAGAAAGCAGTAAATGATGCTTATATTGCTAAAACATTAGGACCTTATGCAACAGTTTTAAATTCTCTTGCTTCAATCAAAGTTCAAGAAGGTATTGCTAAGGGTGTAACTAACTTCGGTTTACCTGCTTTAATGACTCCTTCATTGATACAAACCATCACAGGTTTAGGTAACTATCAATCTCAAGAACATCCTACTATTCCTACAATCACTCCTTCAGTACATGTAGGTAAATAGTTTCAATCTTAAAGAAAAGGGAGTCAATTGACTCCCTTTTTATTAATCACTTCCATGTGAAGTTCTTCCTTATTTTTTACCAGCATTAGGATTTGATGCGGTATGTAATACTGCTACAATTCCAACTCCAACTGCACCAATTCCCTGTGCAAGTCCTTGAAGATCAACTGTTTCTAAGTGAAGATCGTACCCAAATGATTTTGCAAGTATAACACTTGATTGTAAAACAATCAGAATTGCTGCTCCAGCATTTGCTTTTGTTGACCATCCTGAAGCATTTGCAAGTGACTCTCCAGTATGCAATGCTTTATATAAAAGCCCGAGTTTATCAATAATATTTAAATCTGCCATGTTTCCTCCTAAAATTTGTTAACAAAATTATTTATCAAAAAAGAATGTACAATCTGACAAATGAATGATATAATTTTATTTATTAATTTAGATGAGAGAATTTTATGATTGACATTGAAACAATTGAAGAATATATATGCACTGGAAGTTTATCCTATGGTGCAGTAACAACTTACGAATCTGAATTATTTGAATTTAGAACTGGACCAAATTATTCAGTTATGACTATGAATAGAATTGGTGATGAATTAACTTCACTACTTTTTAAAGGTTCATATAGAGTTGATAGTGATGAAGAATGTTGGGACTTAATTTTTAAGTTTAGAAAATCTCAACTTTCTGAATTAGTACTTAAGGTTGCTGAAATTACTGGTAATCGTTGTGAAAATAGAGCAGTTAGAGAGTTACAAAAAGATCTTCGACAATTATTAGGGTTACAAACTGCAAGTGATGGGTTTACTTTTGCTTATGAATAAAAACTGTTTACATGTTACTATAGATAGTATACAATAGCATTCATATTCAAGGGAGAAATTTTACATGAAACCTATTAAAACTGTAGAAGAGAAATACAAAAAACTTGATGACATAAGTCATGTACTTCTAAGACCTGGAAGATATTTAGGGTCAGTAAATCCTCATACAGCAAATTCTTATGTAGTCAATGATGGAAAGATTGAAAAGTCTGAAATTACTTGGTGCCCAGCATTACTGAAGACATTTGATGAGATTATTTCAAACTCAGTCGATTTTTCAAAAACTGCAGATGGCAAACATCTTAATACGATTAAAGTTACTATTGATAAAGTTAGTGGAGAATTATCCATTCATGACAATGGTGGTATCATTGTTGTTAAACATACTGAACATGAACAGTGGATTCCTGAATTAGTTTTTGAATTAAAAGCAGGTTCAAATTTTGATGATACAGATGATGATAATGCTGAAGGTGCTGGTCAGAATGGAGAAGGTGCAGCATTAACTGTTATTTTTTCTGAGTCTTTTTCAGTTAAAACTGCAGATGGTAAACATCAATTTCATCAAACGCACATTGAAAATGCTCGTAAAAAGTCAGAACCAAAAATTAGTAAATCTGATAAGAATTTTACTCATATTGAATGGTTACCTGATTATGCAAAATTCAATATGCCAAATGGATTAGATGAAGGAAACTATAAAAAACTTGTTAAAAGAGTTTATGATGTTGCTGGTTGTAATCCACAACTAAAAATTCATTTAAATGGTCAGCATATCAAAATTGCTTCATTTGAAGATTATATCAAACTCTATACTGAAGAATATGCATTTGATGAAAATCAACATTGGAAAATTGGTATAGGAACAGCATCAGAAGGTTTTGAACAGATTTCATTTGTTAATACAACTGAAACGACTGCAGATGAAGGTACTCATATTGCTTATGTTATGGACCAAATCATTAATAGACTTCGTGAATACTTTAAGAAAAAGCATAAAGTAGAAGTCAGACCTTCTGACATTCGTAATCATATCCAATTGTTCATTAATGCTTCAATTGTTAAACCACGTTATTCTTCTCAAACAAAAGAAAGATTGACAACAGAGTCAAAATCATATGGAACTTCTTGGGAATGTTCAGATAAATTTATTAAAAAGATTTTAACTCTTGAAGTTATTCAGTCAATTCTTGATTGGGTAAAAGTGAAAGAGCAAGCACAAGAAAATGCTGAACTTCGTAAACATAATAAAATAGTTGATAAAGCAGACCCTAAATCAGTTGATAAATTTCATGATGCATCAACAAAATTTCGTAGTGATGCAACATTATTCTTAGTTGAAGGAGACTCTGCTCTTCGTGGAGTTTTATCAGGTAGAAACCCAAATATTCATGGTGCATTTGCTTTAAGAGGAAAACCAATTAATGTCTATGAAATGGATATTAAAGAAGTTATTCTCAATAGAGAATTTAAAAACATTTTGATTATATTAGGTCTTCAGTTAGGAGTAAAAGTTAATCATCCTAATGATTTAAGATTTTCACAAATAGTTATTCAGACTGACCAAGATTTAGATGGATTTCATATTCGTGGATTATTATTTAATATGTTTCACAAATACTGGCCTGAATTATATAAACTTGGTATGATTTATGTGATGAATACTCCATTAATTAAAGTTACTCAAGGCAAAAAAGTTATTCCATTTTATTCCCAAGAAGAATTTTATGATTGGGAAGCAAAACATAAAGATGAAAAATATACAAGTAAGTATTATAAAGGATTAGGAACTTCTACAGCAAAAGAATGGAAAGAATATTTTGACCCAAAAGTAATGGAACAACAATTAGTTCAATTAGTTATAGAAAATGAAGAAGATACTGAAATGTTTAAATTGATATTTGGAAAAGAAAAAGGACAGTCAGATTTGAGAAAAGAGTGGTTAGGAATTGGAGAATAATATGTCAGCACCACGTTTAAAAGTTAAAAAGTTTTTTGATACACAGTTCAAACAATATGCTCGTTATGATAATGACAGAAGTATTGCAAATGCAATTGATGGTCAAAAAATAACAATGCGAAAAGTATTATATACTTGTTCAAATCGTTCTAATTCAGAGATTAAAGTTTCGGCGCTTGCTTCATTAGTTGCTTATGAAACAGATTATCATCATGGTGATATTGGTATTGGTGGAGTAATTGTTAATCTTGCACAAGATTTTCCAGGTTCTAACAATGTTAATTTCTTAGCACCATTAGGACAGTTTGGTTCAAGATTAGGACCTGAAAATTCATCCTACCGATATATTTATACTGAGTTAATGCCTTCTTTTAGAAGTATTTTTAAGAAAGAAGATGAATTAATTCTTGAACATAATTATTCAGATGATTTAAAAATTGAACCAAAATTTTATCTGCCTATTCTTCCAGTAGTCTTAATTAATGGTAGTCAAGGTATTGGGACTGGATTTGCTTCTAAAGTTCTGCAATATAATCCTGACGATTTACGTAAAGATATATTAGCAGTATTGAATGGCAAAAAGCGTAAAAAATTAGTTCCATGGTTCAAAGGATTTACAGGAACTGTTGAAGAAGGAGATAAACCTGGTCAATGGATAATTAGCGGTAAATTAGAAGTATTAAATACTACAACTATTAAGATTACTGAACTACCTATTGGCACTTTTCCTGATGATATGAAAAAGGTTTTTCTTGACTTGAAAGAGAAACAATTGATTAAAGACTTTGATGATAATTCAGATGACTTGGGATATAATATGTCAATTTCATGTCCAAGAACAACAACTGCTTTAGACATTGAAGAATTATATAAGATGTTTAATTTAGTTAGTAGAGAGTCTGAAAATCTGACTTTATGGACTCATAATGATACTTTAAGAAAATTTTCTTCTGCTTCTGAAATTGTTGATTATTTTGCTTCATATCGAATAGACAAATATGAAGTACGAAGATTAGCACTTATTAAAGAAGTAGAAGAAGAAATTTTGGACATTGATGAACGCATAAGATTTATTCAGTACTATCTCGGTAACACCAGGTTATTCAAGGACACATCAAAAAAAGAGTTGTTGGAGTTACTATTATCTGAAAATTTTAACTCACCTGAAAGACTTCTGGCAATGCAAATATGGTCTTTAACAAAAGACAAAATTGAAGAAATGAAAAAACTTTTAGAAAGAAAAATCACATATCTTGAAACATTACAAAATGATACCGCACAAAACATGTTCATAACAGAATTGGAGGATTTAAAATTATGAAAGACAACCAGTACATAATTAGATTTAACAGATTTGGTGATGATGAGACTGGTACAATATTGGCATATTGTAATGATGAAAATAGAGAAGAAAAAATAAATGAATTATTTAAAGCCGGTACTATAGTACATGGTGATAAATTAATTTTTATTCCATTAGATGATACTTATATCAAAAGAGTTTCTTTTTTAAGAAGCATGTTTAGATTTCCATTGGATTTCATTGATAATATTTACAGATGGATATTAAAATGAATGAAAGTCCTCATAAGAAACCAGTTCTATGGGTTGAAAGACAACCAACATTAAAAGACTTAGCATTTGATTTTTGTTATTCAGCGATGATGGGTGCTAAGCAAATGGGTCATGATGTTAGAACTTTTGAACATTACACTGAAATAACCAATAGTCCATATAATGTTGTTGTTGGTTCAGTTGAAGCATGTACTGGATGGTTAAGTGAGAATGGATTTGCTATTCCTTCATTACCTGATATAGAATACTTCAGACAATTTTTACGCCGTAGTTCTCAAATATTGAGTGTTGAAACAGTCCGTGAAAATTTAAAATTTGGTCCTCTATTCATAAAACCGGCTACTCAAATTAAAGCATTTACTGGATTTGTTGCTACTGATACTTTAATATTTGACGTATGGTTAGAAGGTTATAAAGGTGATTTGATTGTTCAGAATGTTATTGATATAGAAAGTGAGTATCGTGTCTATGTAAATAACAATAAGATTGTTGGTTGTAAGCATTATGCAGGAAACTGTTTAAGATTTCCACAGCGTAAGTTCATTGAGAATGTTTTTGAAAAAACCAAAGAAATTTTAGAGCATCATTCTTATACAATTGATATCGGTGTCTTAGATGATGGTACTTCAGTGTTAATAGAATTAAATGATGGGTGGGCAATAGGAAACTATGGACTTGACCCAAAAACATATTATTTGTTTGTTCGAGATAGATGGTTACAAATGACTGGTATTAGGAAAAAGATGGACAAACTTTTTTAAATTTACAAAAGGATTATAAAATGGCAACAATAGAAGATACAAGTAATGTAATTGATACTTATGGAATTTTACAACCAAAACTTAATAATAGATGGAAACTTGAATTTTATCAAGATAATCAATTGATAGAATGGACGCAAATTCTTTCTAATCAAGCAATAAAAATTCATCCATTTAGTGAAGATTTTAATATGTCATTCTTTGGATTGCAATTACCACCAGATTTTTTGACAGTTGTTTTTGAAGATGATATTACAAATCAATTAACAAAAGCATTAAAATCTAAAGAACTTTTACGTGATAATTCAGCAAAAATTGATTTACATTTATTAGTATTGAATAATGCTGCAGAAATTGTAGAACTTTATGTGTTTGATAATATTAAGATAGAAGGAATTGAAACTGGTACTTTTGATTATGCTGGTCGTTCAGATGATAGTTTGAAAGTTCAATCATCTTTGAAATCAAAATCTGCTCAATTCAATAAAGTTATTGAAAAATTGAGTGATGAAGCACAAGCACTTTATCATGCTCTAATAGGTTTAGAACTTGTTACTAAAGCAGATGCTGATAGAAAATATGGTAGAGCATTAACAAAAACTGTGACATTCACTTATAATTCTCTTAACCATAATGCTTACTAATGAACTATTCTTCAATATTAGGAGTTGCTTATGATGCAACTCCTGAAGAAATAAAATTTGCTTATCGAAGATTAGCACAAGTACATCATCCGGATAAAGGAGGAGATGTGGAATTGTTTAAGCAGATTAAACAAGCATATGAGTGGTTAATAGCAAATCCATTTGTTGAACAACATTATGAACAACATGTTAATCCTCAGATTAATCCTAATGCTGCTCGTTATGATTATTATCAAACTCCTTTTAAGTCTTCATTTGAGGATATTGCTCCAAAGTATCAAGATGAAGAAATTATTATTCATAAGAAATTTGACCCTGATGATAGCAAAGTTGGTTTTGCTGGATTTTTGTCAACTGGTGAAGTTGTATATAGAGTGCCTCTTGAATTTGCTTATAATGGTGGGAAGTTCATTCTTAAAATTCCTCATTATGGACCACAAGAAATTACTTTACCTAAATTAACATCAGATGGATATAAAATAAAATGTTCTTTTTGTGGAACTTCTGCTTTTGTTGCAGGAAGATGGCAAGAAATGACAATTATAATTAGAATTGCTGAACATAAAATTTATACCATTAGTAATGGAGATTTAGTGTGTAAGTTTGTTTTAACTCTACCAGATTTATTAGAAAGACTTCCATTGAAATTACCTCATCCAAATGGAAAAGATACTTTGCCAATTAATTTACCTTTGAATTATAACTTAGGTGAAATTATAACAATAAAAGAAAAAGGATTTAAAATAGAACATTATGGAGTTGCTAGTAAAGGAGATATTGTGATATCAATTGTTGTTGATATTCCAAATCTGAATTTAAATCAAATACGAAGAATAAGGGCGATATTAAATGAATAATCCATATGAAGTTTTAGGGATACCAAAAGATGCTAGTCCCGAAGAAATAAAAAAAGCATATAAGAAACTTGCTGGTAAATATCATCCTGACAAAGAAGGTGGAGATGAAGCAAAGTTTAAAGAGATAGGTGAAGCATATAGTCGTATAACTGAACCTTCAAAATACGCTCATGAAAAAATGCAAGGTGGTCCGAGAGGAAATCCATTCGGTGGATTTGCAGGATTTGATTTTTCTTCAATGTTCCCAATACAAGTTTCAATTAATCTAACTCTTGAAGAAGCATATAATGGTAAAGAAGCGATTTTTATTATTAATGGTCATAAAATAACTATTCCTGTTCCTCCAGGAGTAGATTTATTTAGGGGTTTTGGTGGTACTGTTCAATTACCTGATGGTCCTAGGATGATACAAGCAAATATTAAATTAATACCTCATCCAGTTTTTATTATTGATGAAAATTTAAATCTTAATATTGAACAAGAAATTTCTTTACTAGATTTTTATGAAGGAACTTCTATTCAAGTTTCAGATTTAGAAAATAAAAAATATAATGTTAAGGTTCCTGCAGATAAACAAAACCAAGTTATAAAATTAACTGGTAAAGGTTATCGTTTTATTCAACAAATTCCATCAGGAAAAACTGTTGAAATAAAACGTGATATGTTTATTCATATTAAAGTTAAACTTCCAGACTTAGATGAAGACCAAATAGCACAACTCAAAGAGTTGTGTACAAAAGATAGCAAGTAAGATACAATAGATCTTATGGTGCAAACTTACAAAAGTCAAAATGCCATCTTCTCATTGCATTCCCGCCCTCTTTTTTACAGTGTGGGCAGATTAAGATATTCTGAGGCTTTTTCATCTTTTCAGTATTTGCTTTAGGTTTTCTCAAGTTCATTTTATGACTTTCTGACTTTGGTCTTTTAAGTAGTTGAAGGGTTTTTTCAGAATGTTTGCTACCAATTTGACCTTTACCAATTGCTTCAGCATGCATTTTAGAAAGTTTTACTCCTAAGTGTGATGAAGACATTTTACTTTTTGCTTTTTCAGTATGATATAAATTAATAAATTTTTTACCATTTTTATGAAAGTTCAAACTAAGTGGGTGTTTCCAAAACTCTTCAATACAACAATCTTCAAACTCTCTTGCACCTTCTCCATCAAAGAACTCAGCAAGAATAGTCCAATCAAAGTTATCTAACCCGAGTTCCTTAATTTCTTTTGATGATGTGAAATAATGATGACCAAAGTCAAGATGAGAAGGTCTTCCTTTATTGAGATAACATTGTTCTCCATAACGTGAACCAAAGTAGAACTGACCAGTTATTTTGTGAACTCCATAATAGACATATGGAAGCACTTTCTCGGAACTATAAATAGTTTTAGGCATGATGTTTCTCCAGAATAGAACATTGTGAGTAGAGGAAGGAGAGGTCGCCAAACTTCTCCTTCCTTGTATCTATTTATAGTTGTTTACAATCAATCAAATATATGATACAATTTTACTTTATTAAAAAGGAGATACAATGAGCAAAAATCATTACAGAGATATTCTTGACTTTCATGAAAAGTTTAGAGTTCCATTAGCACCAAAACATACCCTTCTTGAAGGAGAGGCCCTGAAGTTCAGACTTGACTTTCTTCAAGAAGAACTTGATGAACTTCGTAAGGCGCATGAAGAAGGCAACTTGGAAGATGCCGTTGATGCACTTATCGACCTTGAAGTTGTCTTGTTAGGAACTGGTCAATTTATGGGCATTTCAGAAGAGGCTTATGAAAATCATTGGGAAGAAGTTCATCGAGCAAACATGACTAAAGAACGTTGTACTGATGCATCACAATCAAAACGTGGTACTGCTTTGGATATTCGTAAACCTGCTGGCTGGGTTGGACCAAATCATACTCCTATCATCGAAAAATACAGAGATTAAAATGAGCGAACAAGATAAACAAAATGAGTCAACTGAAGAATTTTTAAAAGTATTTGGAGGTTTTTTTGAGGAACTCTTTAAACCAGAGTCTAATGAAAAAGTTAACAAATTATTTTCTGAACTTCAGAATTCTGTATCATTAGACCCTTTAGATGCTACTTTTAAAGCATTAAATGATGCCGCTGTTAAGATTAAAGAACAGCAAGAAACAATAATTCAATTACAAAGCGGAAATAATCGATTATTTCAACAATGGAATAAAATAATTCATGATTATAATAATCAGGTTGATGTAATTAATACCTTGAAATATGAAATTGATGAAAAAAATAGACAATTAGATGAAGGACTAAAAGTAGTTGGTAGATTACAATTTGAAAATGTAACACTCAATACTTCATTACAAGAAGGAGTTTTGGCATATCATGGACTGAATAAACAGAATGACAACTTAATAAGTAGATTACAAAGTCATACTGAAGGTCTTCTTGAACAATCATCATTAATTAATGATTTACAAATTGAAATTGAAAATCTTAAAGAAGAATTAGATTTTGATGAACCTGAAAGAAAAGTTTTTTTTGATGATATGGGTGATTATTTTGACAAACAAGAAAATTTTAAATTACTTCGCAACATTTTTTTTAATTTAAAAAAAGAAGTTGTTGAAACTGCTTCATCTACTTTAGATGAAATGGTTGAAATAACTCAAGATAAAGGAAAAGTTCTTCTTGAAAACATACGCAAAAGTTCTAATTTGAGAAGAACTGATGAACATATTGAAATTCTTTATGATAAAATTGCTGAACTTGAGAATAGAATAAATTCTACTTCATCTTTAGGAACTAGACTTGAAATTGCAGAATTAGGTTGGGATAAAGTATTCATGTTCACAATTGATGTTGGTAATATGCCTGCTCAAAAAGTTAAAGAGCATATTGAAGGTATTAAAGAACAAGTTAAACAAGTTATTGGTAATCAAAAGGCAATTTACTTTGCTAAACATGCTGACGGTAGTGGCACTTCAGTTAAGGTGGCATAATGTCTTATAATCCTCATGACGAAGTTTATCATAATCTCTTAAGAGATATTCTTGAAAATGGAGTAAAAAAGTCTAATAGAACTGGAGTTGATACTATTTCAGTATTTGGTAGAATGATAGAATTTGATGTTAGAGAGACTGTTCCAATTCTAACAACAAAAAAACTTCATCTTCGTTCAATTATCCATGAACTATTATGGTTTATTAAGGGTGATACTAACATAAAATATCTTCAAGATAATAATGTTACTATATGGGATGAGTGGGCAGATGAAAATGGTAATTTAGGTCCGGTATATGGAGAGCAGTGGCGAGATTGGTCATATGTTGGAAAAAATGATATGGAAACATTAGACCAACTCCAAACTGTAATTAATGAGATTCGAACTAATCCTTCGAGTCGTCGATTATTAGTTTCAGCGTGGAATGCTCCTATGGTTTGGAATGGTGAAATGAAACTTCCACCCTGTCATTATGCTTATCAATTTATTGTTGAAGGTGATAGATTAAGTTTGTTATGGAACCAACGTAGTGTTGATACTTTTTTAGGACTTCCCATGAATATTGCATCATACTGTATTCTACTTTATATGATAGCTCAGGTAACTGGGTATAAGCCACATCGCTTGATTGGATCATTAGGTGATGTTCACCTTTATGTCAATCATCTAGATCAAGCGAAGCTTCAATTAAGTAGAGAGTCTTATCCTGCGCCAATTTTAGGAGTGTATCCAAGAAAAGAAATTGATGACTTTGTATTTGATGATGTTGAACTTTTAAGTTATCAAGCACATCCTTCAATAAAAGCAGATATTGCAGTGTAATATAAATACTAATGTATTGAGTGTCTTCCTTGAAACTCACTTTTAAGGGAGAACATAATGCAAAATTCATATAAAGTACAAAAGCAGTCATATCCAAAAAGAATTAAAACTAATAAGCAAAGAAATGAAATAAATTTTTTGTCAAAAAGTTTGGAGAAAAACGCGAAAGCATATGAAGAAGGACCTAGATCGAAAAAGTGGACGCGTCATGACTTACGAAGCATTAAACCATTAACGCCTGCACAAGAAGATTTATTCAAAGCATTTTTTGAAGGTAATCATATTTGTGCATATGGAACGGCTGGTACAGGAAAAAGTTATTGTCTAATCTGGTTAGCACTGAGTGAATTATTTCGCGAAGAGTCTAAACAGAATAGGATTATTATAGTTCGTTCCTGCGTTCCCACAAGAGACATTGGGTTTTTACCTGGTACTGAGGAAGAAAAGATGGCAGTGTATGAAAGACCTTACATTGATATCGTTGGAGACATTATCGGTAAATCGAATGCTTATGAAGATATGAAGAAATCAGGAATTGTAGAATTTACAACAACTTCAAATATTCGTGGTGTTACATGGAATGATGCTATTGTGATAATCGATGAAGCACAAAATATGACATTACATGAATTAAATAGTGTCATGGGTAGGATAGGAAAAAACACCCGTGTTAATATTATGGGTGATACCGCGCAAAATGATTTGATTAAAAAGAAGGGTGATGAAACAGGATTTCCGATATTCTTAAAAATTATTGATACTATGAAAGAATTTGAGAAAGTTTTGTTCCAACGTCACGATATTGTAAGGAGTTCATTTGTGAAATCATGGATTTCATCTTATGAAGATTATATGCAAACTTTAGTTTAATCATTTCAAAAAACTTAAAGGAAGATGCTCAATATTTTTAACAACAACAAGAAGGATACTATTATGATTGATAGATTGTCAGAAGATAAATTAACAAATGATATTTTAAATGCAATGATTAGAAGAACTCACATTACTTTAGGGTTGCTTCAAAATGTTGAAGAAGGGAAACACCCTCAATATTATGAAGGTGAAAATTTTACTTGGGAAATGGATGACTCATTTCCAACTTTAACAATTAGTTTAGACTCAAAAATAATTTTCTTATGGTGGAATAAAAAACCTTTGGAAACTGAAATTGAAGTTTATTCAAATATTCCAAAAGATGCTAATGATGATTTACCTTTTTATATACAACTTGAAAAGGTTTTGTATGATGAATTAGCAATAATTATTAAAAATCTTCCACAAACTGAAATAAAAATTGAAATAGACGATTTTGTAGAATATGAGGAAGAATTAGAAAATGAACGATTTTGTAGAATATGAGGAAGAATTAGAAAATGAAAATAACTCATAATACACTTAAAAGAGGTAAGAAAAATGAAAGAAGATAAAGTTCAGTTATTTAGATATGTTAGACCTGTTAAACTCAATTTGGACACAATTGAATTAGTTACAGAACCAACAGGAGGATTAACATTTCTATTTGAAATTAATCAAATAGAAGAGAAATTAAAATATATTGCAGTTGTCTGTAGAGATGATGAAAATTTTGATTTTGAAATTAGTAAAAAAATTGCTAATGGAAGATTTGTTAAATCTTATGTTCATGAAATACCTTATAACAGAGATTTAAGTCTTGTTGAAAATGTTGAACAATTTTTAGATATTAGATTATCAAACATTAGTTTTACATTTGATCTAATAGAATTAGCACAACTTCAGGTTGATATTACAGTTAAACAGAAGTTGAAAGCAATTTTAACTCAAAATCGAATTCAAAAAGAAAAACGAGATAATATTGTCACACAAGTAACAAGTAAGCATCAAGAAATAGTTCAAGAATATTTAACACCTATTGTCCCAGATTAATTGAATTAAAAAATTCTATAAAGAGATAAAGAACTTACTTACATCGATAAAAAAGTTAAAGGTGCTATTGAAAGAGTTACTGTAGCATTAGAAGGTGGAAAATCATCTAAATTCACCAAGTTATCAAGAGAATTTGCTGAATTTAAAAAAGCAGCAGAAATGCTTGGTGAAAAGCAAACTGCTTTAAATGCTAAAATTAAAGATGAAGCACTTGATTTATTTGATGCTGAAGATGAAATTTATACTCGTGTTGTTGAAACTGTTTCAATGGTGATTACTATCTCTAAGAAAACAGTTTCAAAAACCACTAAAACTGATTATGAAAAAGTTTTAGAAGAGTTAGTTAAATTAGTTCCAGAATTAACTGAACAAGTTAAAGATTTAATTGAAGCAAATACAACTACAAAAGAAGTTGAAAAATCTCCTGGTTTAAGAGTTGATGTTAATGAAGGTCTAACCTTAAAAGGAATTAAAGCATTTGCTCGTAAAGCATTAGCAAAAGTTAAAACTTGGGGTAAATCTTATGATAGAAAACTTGATAATATTAAAAAGTTAGTGGATACATTATAATGCCCAATGGAACTGTAAAATCTATTGCTTCTAAATCAGGAAAAACTGTTGCTGCTGTAGAAAAAATCTGGGATGAAGTTAAAGCAGAAGCAAAGAAAAAATTTGGAAAAGAAGATGGACACTTCTGGTCATATGTAAATTCGGTTACTCATAAAAAGTGTGGATTAACCGAATCTACCCTTACATTCAGAGATTTTAATAATCTTTTTGAATAAATAATTATTTCGAGAGAATACTACATAAAATGAAACGTTCAGATATTGATGAAAACTTTTATCAAAAAAATCGTACAAGTACTAAAGGTAATAAAAAGAACCATTTAAATGAAAATGACACATTTGAAAGAAAGAAAAAACTTGCATTCAAAAATTATGTAAAAGACCTTCGAAGTCATGAGGATGACGACGAGTATTATTAAAAGGAGTTAAATCATGTGGATAGTTCCCATTAAAGGTGATTCTATTGTTAGTAAGGATGGAACAGATTATATTGTTGATTCTTACAACAATTTTAAAGCATCAGGTCCTGCAGTATTGATAGAACAAGAAGGTAAAGTAACACCAATTTATTTTGTTGATATTCAATCTGTAAATGGGGTGAATGTTGAATTTAATAATCAATCAAAAGTTTTAGAAGCACTTGGAAAATTTAAAAGAAAAATTCATTTGCCTCAAAAACATGATAAAATTATTGTTAAAGGTTCTGAAGACTACATAAAAGTTGCTAATTTAAAATTACATTCTAAATCTTTAGGACTATCTAGAGGATTATTAGTCATTGGTGAAGATGGTGAAGCATATTCTCTTCAATTAATTCAAACAATAAAACGTCCTGTTGGGGATTCATTTTTTGACCGTAAGAAGTTTCTAAAATTCTATGACGATTATATCGGTCACAAGGATTAATAATGTCAAATTTCTTTTCAGAATTAAATAATACTATTGGGAAAGTAAAATATCAAGAGTTTAATATAACTTTATTTGAAGAACAATTTACTGTTCATATTCCTTATTCTTTAAAACAAGAATTTTTTGAAGCAATTAATACAAATATTCCTTCTACTAAAAAGGATATTGAATTAATTGTGAAAAAATTTAGTGGAAAATTAGGATAAATTATGGCACAGCAATTATTCACTAATAATGCAATATCACTTTTAGATATTGATTTACCAATGAATGTCTTATCATTTTCAGTTATTCCTGGAGATGGTGATTTATATCCTCAACCACTTCATCCTGGTGATTTTTTCTTAGTAACAATTGAAGATCAAACTGCTACTTATAGAGAAATTATTAAGATTATAGGAAGAAGTGGAGACACATTATTCATTGATACTCATGGAAGAGGGTTTGAAGGAACAACAATCTATCATTGGCCGGCCGGAACTTTAGTTGACCATCGTATTACTGCATATTCTCTTAACAAGTTAGGAGCATCGGGTAGTCCTGATTATCTAACAGTTGTTAATCCTGAGCAAATTGTTAATGCTGATACCTTTCAAACAACATTCCCATTATCACTATCATGTAAATGGATTATTACTGTCTTAGACCCTATATCTTATAGAACTTCTGTTTGTGAAGTATTAGCATGTTATAGAGGTCCTCTTCAACCTCCAATGTTTACAATCTATGCCAGAACTGGTGACAAACTTTTGTTTGACATAGAAGTTGATGCGTCAGGAACTATTCTAGAATTAAATATTACTAACACTGATGTAATTCCATTGTCGATAAATTGGCTCCGTTTAAGCAATTAGAATAAATACTTGTATCAAATTAATTTTTACAAGGAGTAAACAAAATGGCATTAGATTTTTTTAACACCCAACGTGGTATCGGTCTTGATGATGCGGTACTTATTTTACAAGGCGCTGGTATTCCAGGTCTTTCAACTGACACTATTGGCGCTCAAGTTGGTTCTATTTACATGGACACCACTGTTGATGCAAATGGTTTGCAATTCTGGTGGAAATCTGCTGTAGGTTCTGGTAATGACAAATGGTCACAAGGTGTATCAACATCTTTTGCAGCATCTGTTGCTTCTGGTCTTCACTGGAGAGAACCTGTTCAATTATTAGACTCAACTTCAACTGTTGTTCCTTCTACAGGTTCAGTTGATGGTGTAGCACTTAGCACACTTGCTGCTGGTTCAAGAGTTTTATTCACTGGTTTAACTTCAGGTTCAAATGTTTATGTATGGTCTGGAACTGCTTTTGTACCTGACACAACTGTAACATTATCTGCTGGTGATGCATTATTAGTAACAAGTGGTACTTCAAAAGATCAACAATGGATTTATGATACCTCAATTGGTTGGTTCCAATTTGGTGGTTCTACCATTGCTGAGATGGATAATATTGCAGCATTTGTTGGTAAAGAAGTTTCAGGTTCAAATTACCCTGTTTATGCTTCACAACAAATTGTAACTGATGGTCAAAATTTAGTTTTAGGTATCAGTCAAATTGATGATGCTTTAGGTTCATTACAATTTTCTACTCATAACGTAGTTTCAAATGTTGTTAAAGGACTTTTAGTTAATGTTCCAGGTACAGAAACTCCATCTACTTTAACTTTAACACAAGTTATTGATGCATTAGATGCGACTTTTGGTAATGGTATTATCACTAATACTTCTGCTCATTATTCATTAGATGCTTCAATGGAATGGGGAACAAGTGGTTCATTAACAATCACTGATGCTCTTAACTTATTGAATAACAATATTGGCAACTTATCATACACTAATGGTTCAACACCTGGTTATGTATTGCAAAATAGTCCAGTTGATACTGTTACCCAAGCAATCTCTGTATTAAATGATGCATTTGGCGCATTAACTTCTTCTTCAGCATACTCTGTTTCTTCAAACAATGCTGCTGGTGGTTATTTGTCAAATGTTGCAATTGCTGGAAACACAATTCAACAAACATTTGATGCTTTCAATGCTGAATTAGGAACTTTAGCAGTTCAAAATTTAAGCACCACAACAACAAACATCATCCCTGGTACAGTTCAACCTTTAGAACCAACTGCTGCTCAACTTTCTACAACTTTAGCAACTGAAGTTACTTGGTTAGTTCAAGTTAAAGATAGTTCAGGCGCTCGTCAAGCATTCCGTGTTCATGCTTTAACTGATGGTACTAATGTTGATTATACTTTATATGGTAAAATCAAAGTTGGTAGTGTAATCGGTGGTGATATCGGATTTGATGTTAATATAGTTGGTGGTAACTTTGTTGCTTCACTAAACCCTTCAAATGCTGCAGGAACTTTAACTTGTACTCTAAAAAGAGAGGCATACAGCTACTTAGCATAATATGAATTATAATGAACATTATAATAGATTAATCCTTCGAGGACAAAATAGAGTTCTCGAAGGATACAACGAAGTTCTTCAAATACCTATTTGTTATTCTCTTGTATGTCGAATATATAGAGAAAACAAACATTTATCTGAAGCATATTCTTACTTAGCATAATAGGATAAAAAATGGCAATTTCAATAGATGATGCATTTTCGATTGAAGCATTATCACTCAATGATAAAGTTTTAGTTGTTGAAAGTTCAAGTGACCCTTCTGTTTCACCTGGATATGTAGCACCTATTGGTTCATTGCTATTAGATACTACTTCTGGGGACCATTATAACAAGTTTGGTCCTCAGAATACTGATTGGAATTTAACATCTTCTCAGTCAGGAAAGATTATCCAATATTTTTACGG